TGTACAGCAAACGTAACCTCAAGCGCATCAACAACCCCAACAACGTTATGGCGATGCCGTACAGCATCATCGCCCGTCGCAATCGGTACAACATCTACGCCGGTAACTTTTAATGAAGACGCCGATCCTGGGCTCGTCTTACGTTGCGCGCAGCGTAAACGCCGCCGATGCTCGGATGGTGAACCTCTACCCCGAGGTCATCCCCGAGGCCGGCAAAGAGCCTGCGTATCTTCAGCGTTGCCCCGGCTTGCGGCAGTACATGGACGTGGGTTCCGGCCCCATCCGTGCGCTGTATCCTTTGGGCGACAATCTGTACGTCGCCTCGGGGAGCGAGTTCTACAAGGTTGACGCAGGGCTTAACGCTACCAAGCTCGGCGACATCGCCGGTACTGGTCCGGTGTCGATGGCCGACAACGGTATTCAGATTTTTGTGGCGTGCAACCCCGTTAGCTACATCTACAACAGCAATACCAATGTCTTCCAGCAAATCACCGATCCTGACTTTCCCGGCGCCGTGACGGTCGGCTACCTAGACGGCTATTTCGTCTTCAACGAACCTAACAGCCAGCGCATCTGGGTGACGGCGCTGCTCGATGGCCTCTCCATCGACCCGCTCGACTTTGCGAGCGCCGAAGGTTCACCGGACGGCTTGGTGTCGATCATTATCGACCACCGCGAGGCGTGGCTGTTTGGCACAAACTCGGTCGAGGTTTGGTACAACTCCGGCAACCCCGACTTCCCGTTGGAGCGCATCCAAGGCGCCTACAACGAAATCGGCTGCATCGCGCCGTACTCGGTTGCCAAACTCGACAACAGCGTGTTCTGGCTGGGTGCCGACGCGCGCGGTCAGGGTGTCGTCTATCGCGCTCAAGGCTACCAAGGCGTGCGCGTCTCGACCCATGCGGTCGAGTTCGCCATCCAAGGCTACGCCGACATGTCCGATGCGCTGGCATACACGTACCAGCAGGACGGCCATGCGTTCTACGTCCTTATCTTCCCTAGCGCGGAGACGACGTGGGTGTACGATGCCGCGACGGGCGCGTGGCATGAGCGTGCGGGGTTTGCCAAAGGCAAGTTCAGGCGGCATCGCTCCAACTGCCATGCCCGCTTCAAGGGTCAGCCGGTTGTCGGCGACTTCCAGAACGGCAATCTCTACCAGTTTGATCTGCGGTACTTCCGCGACGACGAGCAGGAGCAGCGTTGGATGCGCCGCTGGCGCGCGTTGCCGACAGGCGCCAATAACTTGACGCGTACCATCCATCACCAGTTGCAGCTAGACTGCCAGACTGGTGTGGGCGGTCTGTACGACGATCCGTCATTCTTAACGCAGCAAGCGTCAGGGTTGGTGTTGCAGCAAAACAACGGCGGCATTATCGTCGAAGGCGAGCCCAACAACAGCGTGCCGCATCCGCAGGTCATGCTGCGCTGGTCGGACGACGGCGGGCATACGTGGAGCCATGAGCGTTGGGAGTCGCTAGGGCCAATCGGGGCCACCCAAACCCGCGTCATCTGGCGCCGCTTGGGCGCTACGCTTAAGTCGCGTGACCGGGTGTACGAGCTGACAGCTGCCGATCCTATGGTGACGGCTATTATGGGCGCTGAACTGCGGCTCTCGCCGACGGCGGCTTAATGAGCAATACGACCAATATCCCGGCACCCCGCGTTCCGTTCATAGACGAGCGGACGGGCCTCATTTCGCGTGAATGGTTCCGGTTTCTTAATAACCAATTCACGCTGACAGGCTCAGGCACGACCGCCGTTTCGCTTGCCGATCTGGAACTGACAACGACGGACGGCGTAGTTGACGCCGAGTTGGCTCGATTTCAGTCTGAAATTAAGGCGTTGCAGTTGGCACCCAAAGCGCCGGAACCAAACCCAATTAACTACGGATCGTTTTTCTCCGATCAAACTCAAACGGCGACTACGATCAATACGGCTAAGGCAATCAGCTACAACAATGCGGATACGGCCTACGGCATTTACCGCGATCCAACGGATAACACCAAGATTAAAGTATCCCGCCCCGCCATATACAACGTCCAGTTTTCTATCCAAGTTGACAAGACCTCGGGCGGTACGGGCAATTTTTACATTTGGCCAGCCATCAACGGCACCGCGGTGCCTAACTCAGCTAGTCTGGTTCAAATCCAAGGCAACAACTCCGAAATCTTCTCGGCGGCAAACTTTTTCCTGCCGCTGTCTAACGGCGATTACTTTCAGTTATATTTCTCCGTCAGTGACTTAAGCGTGCAATTGCAGCACTTTGCCGCTTCGGCCCCCGTGCCCGCGATTCCGTCCATCATCTTAACCGTGATGCAGGTATACATATGAGCGTGTTTCTCTCTCCTTTTGCCGGTGTTGGGGCGCAGTTCTTTGACAACAACGGCAACATTCTGTCAGGCGGTAAGATTTGGACCTATACCGCTGGCACCACGACCCCGCAGGCGACCTACACGGACTCGTCGGGCGCAACGCCGAACACGAACCCGATTGTGCTGAACGCCGCCGGTCGCACGGCGCAGCCCATCTGGCTGACCGAAAGTGTATCGTACAAGTTTGTGCTGATGACCTCGGCAAACGTCGTAATCGGCACGTACGACGATATTGCCGGCGTCAATGACTTTAGCATTGAAGGCATCAACTGGTCGGACATCCTCGGCACGCCGACGACCCTTTCGGGGTACGGCATTACGGACGCGTTGTCTACGGCCTCGGCCGCTGCAATTTACGCCCCGATTGCGAGCCCGACCTTTACCGGCACGCCGCTGATTCCCGACAACGCGACGGTCAGCGTTGACCATGCCGTCGGGTACCGCGACGCGCCGACGAACTCCAAGACGGCTAGCTACGAGTTGGTGTTGGCTGATCGCGGCAAAGCCGTCGTGATGAATGGCTCTAGTTTGACCCTGACTATTCCGGCCAACAGCGCCACGGCGTTCCCACTGGGCACGGTCGTTATCATCGTTAACCTCAACGCTACGGCGCTGTCTATCGCTATCACGACCGATACGATGACCTTGGCCAACAGCACCACGACCGGCACCCGCACGCTCGCGCGTAATGGTGTCGCTACGCTTATCAAGATTTCGGCGGCGTCGTGGCTTATCAGCGGGGCGGGGTTGACCTGACATGGGCGGCGCTACGCTCGCGTCCTTTTTCAACGGCAGCGCCGGCGGCGCGGGGGCTGGCGTATACGATTACTCCGAACCCGGTTCTGGATCGGTTGCCATCCCCGTAGGTGCTACCGGCGTCACCATACAAGTGTGGGGCGCTGGCGGCGGCGGGGCCACGGGCTTTGAGTATTTTATTGCCCCCGGCGAGTTCGATATTATTGACGGCGGTGGTGGCGGTGGCGGCGGTTACTCCAAGACCGTGCTGACTTTTAGCGGGCAAGACGGCAAGACAATCCTGTACACCGTCGGTGTTGGTGGCGCGGGTGCCGGGGCAGCTACCGCCGGCGGGTTCTCCAATGTCTACAGCGGCACCTACACGCTTACAACCATGACCTCTAATGGCGGCCAACCGGGCAACGCCGGACCGCTGCAAACGCAGGGCGCGGGCGGCGCGGCTTCAGGCGGCAATACGACCAATACGACTGGCAACGGCGGAGCGGCGTATACTTCGGCGGGCGCCCTTCCTCTTGCCGGTGACGGGAGTTTGACGGCGGGTGGCGGTGGTGATGGCAGTTATCTTGGCGGTGAACCTGGCCAGAACGGCCGCGTCCGCATGGTCTTTACATTCTAAGGTGACACATGGCAGTTAGCGTAAAAGTGCTGATCCCGGCAAAAATTGCCGAATCGTCGCAGACCACCCAATACTCCGCGACTAACGTGTCAGCTATCATCGACAAGTTCACGGCGACAAACTACAGCGCGGCAGCGGCTACTATCTCGGTTAACCTCGTTACGGCGTTCGACAACGCCGGCAACCAAAACTTGATTATTAAGAGCAAGACACTGCTGCCGTCGGAAACGTACACTTTTCCTGAGATCGTCGGCCAAGTGCTGGCGCCGGGTGGGTACATCTCGACTATTGCAGGCACGGCATCGGCGATCAACATCCGATCCAGCGGTCGGGAAGTGTCGTGATTGTACGCAACGCCATCGCCGAGGACTTTCCGCGATACCTGCCACTGGCGCAGGCGTTTCACGCGGCGTCCCCGGTGCATGGCGTTATCCCCTTTGACGACGAGGGGTACGCCAACTTTTTCTTACAGGCTGTGCAAAACCCCAGCATGGGGGTATGGCTGGCTGAAGACGACGGCAAAATCGTTGGAATCGCCGGCGCATTGCTTTACCCTATGTACTTCAGCCCTTCCAGTATGGTAGTGCAGGAGTTGTGGTGGTGGCTGACCCCCCAAGTACGGGGTAAGGGCGCCGGTAAAGCCATGTACG